GAAATTAACAAATGCAAAGGCTTGCAATTTTTTTATTTCTGATAATGATGGAAGTGTTGAAATGGCATTTGTTAAGCCTGAGTTTATACCTTTCGGTTCATCGTTTTTAGATGGATGTAGTTCTATCGTTGAAAATGGAGAACCATTAAATATTTATTTAAAAAAAGTACCAGAATTTATACTTGAAAAGATAAATATAAGCGCAATAACATTTGATCAGTTTTGCAAGTGGTATGATATAAAAGATATACATTATTTGCAAATTGATACGGAAGGATGTGATGAAAGGATATTAAATACGATTGATTTAGATAAGTATAAGGTAAAAGAACTTAAATTTGAGAATCACTATATAAGTGATAATTTTTATACTGATTTACTAATAAAATATCCACACTACAAAGGTAAAATTGTTGGTGCGGATATAATACTAAAATTATGAATATAGTTGCTTCTGTACATCTTTACCCTCCAGAGCATAACTGTGGCGCAGAATGGATGATACATTTTATGTTAAAAGACCTTCAAGCAAAGGGTCACAATATTAGAGTTCTTTTACATGATGCAAATAAGTATAAGATTAGGGATAATTATGTCTTTGATGGTATTGATGTATTTCCTCCAAACCCAAATGTGGTTGAGAACTTAATGAGGTGGTCACACGCTGTGTTTACACATTTGGACTACACAAGGTGGACAATTCATGCAGCTAAACTTTACAAAAAGCCTGTTTTTCATCTTATTCACAATAGTCATCCATACCCAGAGATTATTGATGCGGAGAAAAAACAGCACATCATTTACAATTCTTTATGGTTAAAAGAACTTTTGAACTATAATTTTAGTAATTTTATAGTGACTCCGCCAGTAGACTACAATTACTATGACTTGGAGAATGAACCTGAGAAGTCTGAATATATCACTTTAATAAACTTAAACGAGAACAAGGGTGGGAAGATATTTGGCGAGATTGCAAGAGCAATGCCACACAAGTCATTTTTAGGGGTTTTAGGGTCATACGATGAGCAGATAACTCCAAACCTACCAAATGTGACTTATGTGCCTAATTCGCCAGATATAAAGCAATGGTACGCTAAGACAAGGATACTTCTCATGCCATCAAAGTATGAGAGTTGGGGAAGGACAGCAACAGAGGCGATGTGTAGTGGGATTCCGGTAATTTGTACTGATACACCTGGGTTGAAGGAGAATTGTGACAAGGCAGGTGTTTATATTAAAGATAGGAATAATGTCAAAGATTGGGTTGAAGCTATTACAAAGTTGGATGACAAAAAAGCCTATTCATGGGCCTCAAGAAAAGCAAAAGCGAGATCAAGAGAGTTTGACACAAGAAAAACGCTTGATGAGTTTGAAACCTGGTTCAGAGAAAGTGTTAATAAATATAATTAAAGATGACATATATAGACGGCATAACAATATTAGCTGACGCGGTTGTAGAACCCGTTAGTCTTACTGATGCTAAGAATTGGTTGCGTATAACTAATTATGATAGCGATGATGTGCTGATTGGTGATTTGTTAAATGGTGCAAGGGTGCATATTGAGAAGCTGACCGGTTGTTCTTTGGTTAACAAGTCAGTAAGGATAAATGTTGAATTGACTCCACAAAGCCAAGGATTTTGGATGCTTGATGTGCCTTATGGGCCATTGCTTTGTGTTGACGAGGTTAAGATTAAGACGGGAATGAACACCTACGAGGTATTGACAAAAAATAGTGACTTTGAGGTGATAGGCGGTAAAATTTGGATATATACGGCAGGTGTATATATCATAAAATATCAATGTGGATTTAGCACCATTCCAGAGGACTTGGCTACTGATATACTCACTTTGGTTGCTTGGTCTTATGAGAACAGGGGTAAGAAGTTTCAGGGTGATGCGAAAGCAGGAATGTTGAAAGAGTTTCCAAATTGGGATGGTTTAAATTATCATCAGTATAAAAAAGTTGTGATATAGTGAGTGGATTTAGCTTAAATATTAATGATGCCAGATTTAGGGAAATGCTCAATGAGTATAAAAAAACTGTCAATGATTTATCAATTATGATAGATCAAGAAATAGCAGCACATGGCGAATTAATGGCAGCAAGTGCTAAAACTAAATGCCCAGTTGATACAGGAAGGTTAAGAAGTTCTATTCAATTAAATAAGCAACAATTTATGTCTTATGAATTAATTGCTAATACTAATTACGCAGCTTATGTTGAATTTGGAACTGGTAAGGGATTTATACCTAATGGTGAACCTTGGGATAGTATTGCATCAACATTTAAAGGAAAAGGAATAAAAGAAGTAAATTTGTTACCAAGGCCATATATGAGACCAAGTGTTTTGGCATATATGCCAAGTCTAAAAAAAACTATATATAATTTAATTAATCAGCAAAAGAAAGTATAATGCTTGATAGTTCTAATAATATTAGAAATATATATATAAATGCTTTAAATGGCAACATATCCTATGGTGGCAAAAATGTTCCTGTATATGGCCAACAACCTTTTAGTACAACACCTCAAAATTATATTGTAATTTCATCAATAACTGAGGTAGCTGTAAATACAAATAACTCTTTTGGTAATAGTGTTGATGTTGTAATTGATATATTTAGTGAACAATATAGAACATACGAAAATTCAATTGTTGACAATATATCATCTCAAATACTTAATATATTAATTCCAGATACTCAGGTCAATGGATTTAGTGATACATTTTTTGAGGTGTATCCAACACAAAGGACTTCTTCAAGTTATTTGCCAATAATGGAAGGTCAAAATTTTATTGCAAGAAAGATAATAAGTATTAGTAATTTAGTAAATCAAAAATAAAATAAAATGGGACAGATTTTAGGATCATTGCAAAACATAGAGATTGATGTAGCTGGTGGCTCATCTTATAAGAATCTCGTGTGTCTGCGTACGGCTTCAGTTAATACAACTGTTGACTCAACAACCGAGCAAACAAATTGTGGGCCTTTGACATCAGTTGCTGATGCAACAATGGGTCTTGACTTTGATGCAATTTGTGAGGTATCACCAACAGTTGCTCAAGTATCTTATGAAGATTTGCTCGTTGCTATGGCTTCAAAAACACTTGTAGCAGTAAGAGTACAAAACCCAGTTGTTACTGGTGCAAGTGTAGGTGCTGCCTACTACCATCAGTTCCTTGGCTATATAACTTCACTTACTCTCAATCAATCAACTACTGAATTTATCAATTTTTCTGGTACTGTTACTTCTACCGGAACAGTTGATGTTACTCCTTAATTATGAACTACACTACTATTACTATAAACGGAACTAAGATTGGACTTAAATTCGGGATGGCATCTTTTAGATACCTTTCCGATAAGTTCGTAGAAGGCAAGGCTTATACAAATAACGAGTTAAATGAGATTGGGATTGCCCATATTTTATATAGCGGTTATTATAATAATTGTCTTATTAAGGATGCAGAGATTGAGCATAGCTTTGAGTCTTTTGTTGACTTCATAGAAGCAAATCTGAACAACGAAGGTGTACTATCCGATATAAAGGATATAATACAAATTTGGAGTCAAAATGAGTTTCTGAAGCAGAAAGAAGAACCAAAGGTAGAAGCAAAAAAAAAGACTACTCGTGGGAAGAAATAGAAGCATTTGCGTTTGGTGACTTATGTTTACTGCCAAATAATTTCTATGCAATTAGTCCGAGAGAGTTTTCTTTAATGATAAGAGGAAGTGAATCCCGAAAGGTTGACACTTACAAGCAAACAAGACTTTTGATGTTTACAATGGTGCGGTTAATGGGTGATCCAAAGACCGCACCAAAAACACCAGAGGCATTGTGGCAGTTGCCAGGTGATGAAGAAAGTGGCAATGTTATGAATGATGATGAGATGCGAGAAATATTTAAAAGGTTGGGTAAATGAGTACAAGTCCATTTGTTTTTGAGATAGGTGCAGACATAACTAAATTCACTAAATCTATTGGTGAAGTTGAGGCTGAATTAAAAAAATTCAAGACTGCATTAAAAACAGATACAGGGGCAGCTATCGTAGAAACAAATAAGCGAATTAAGGAACTTGAAACAAGCCTTGTTAATCTTAAAAAAATAGGACTTGATTCAACTCAGTCTTTTGGTAAAGCATCAACTAATGCATTAACATCTTTATCTCTTGCTATTCAAGACGTATCATTTGGCTTTATAGGTATTCAGAATAACCTTCCAGGTATTGTTCAAGGATTTGGTCAAATGACTGCAAATGCTAAGACTGGTGCATCCATTATGTCACAATTAGGAACTGCATTAGTTGGCCCTGCTGGAATATACCTTGCATTTAGTGCTGTGACAGCAATTGTAACTAAGCTTTCAATGGAATATGGAAGTTTAGGTGAGGTTATGAATGCAATATTTGGTAAAACAAATGCATTATCTGGTAAAATAAAAGAATTATCTGAATCATATGCAGAATTTAATAAGCAGTTAAAGACATCTCAAGATATTGTAGGAGAAGAAAAAGCATCTACATCAGCTCAAATTACTGAAGTACAAACTTTATCTAAAATAATTTTAGATCAAACAAAAAGCTATAATGAAAGAAATGCTGCTTTAAATAGACTAAAAGAAATTAATAAAGATTATTTTGGTAATCTTGACTTAGAAAAAACAAAATTTAGTACACTAACAGATGCTGTAACAGGATATAAAGATTCTTTAGTACAAGGAGCTATAACTAAAGGATTTCAAGAACAAGTGAGTAAAACAAATCTTGAATTATCAAAACAACAAATACAATTAGAAAAACTTCAAGATGCAAAAGATGCTACAAGAAGGGGTGAATTAAAAATTAGTAGAGTAACAGGCGAAATTGATACACAAGCAATAAAAGATGCAGAATCAGCATATAATGCTCAATTAAAAGTTGTAAATGAATTAAAGAAAAGAAAAGCTGAATTAAATAAGGAAATAGAAAATAGTGTAAAAGCACAAATTTCATTAAGAGCGCCAGTAGATGCTGCAACTGCTGCACTTGAAAGGCAAAAGAAAGCAGAAAAAGAATCTAAAGTAAAAATAGGTACAATTATAGATAAAGGTGAATTAGGGCCTGGTAGATTAGTTGATACATTAGAAGCATTTCAGGCATATGTAAGAGGTAATATTAATATTCAAAAAAATTCAATTGATAAAATATTAACTGCAAGATTAGATTATAGAAGAAAGGAACTTGAAGAAAATTTTTTATTGCCTAAAAAGATAGATAAAAACGCTGGGCCGTTAAATAAAAATCCATTAATTGAATATCAATTTGGTCAAATTACTGCAATTATAGATGCATTAAAACAAGAAGCTAAATTTATAGATGATGCTTTTAGGGCACCTCTTGAAAATTTATTTGTAGATTTTCTGCAAAAAGGTAAGCTATCTTTTGAGGATTTTACTAAGTCTGTAATGAGAAACATTACTCAGCTTGTGGCAAAATTAGCTGCAAGTAAATTATTTGAAGCATTGGCAAATTTGATTCCACAAATTGCAGGCACACTTGTCCCTGGCGGTACAGGTTTAATGGAATTAACAAATATTTTAGGTAGGGGTAGAAATATATTTGGAGCAGCTAATTTGG